CAAACCTGTGCCAGCAGTAACTCCAGTAATGTCGCCCACAGGCAGATTGGTTGTTGTTTCAACTCGGGTGTCTGTGATGTTGGCGGTGTTGATCTGCGTGACTCCCGCGCCAACTGCAATGGTGGCGAGAGAGATTGAATTATCAGGAAGTGTTGGAGCAACTGGTGATCCAGCAGGAGTTCCTGCGATGACTTGGAAAATCACATCGTTAAAAGCGCCTGAATAGTAAGCGTCTCGAACTGTTGCGCAAACAAGGTCAATGCGAGGATTTGATGGATCGGCTGTGGTAACAGTTAAAGTTACAGTTGCATCGTTGTAAAAAGTGTAAACGCCCATGTTGGCTTGAGTGGTTCCAACAACGGCAGCCCAACCTGATGCCACGCGTACTGACATACCAGCAGGAGAGTTCTGAGTGACGGCCATTGAGGTCGACTTGATAATGCCTGTGGTGGCATACAGCGCTTGCTGTATTTGTCGGTCGCTTTCGGCAGGATAACTGCCAGCCTGTAACCAACTTGGAGGCGATACAAGTGTCATTTATTCTCCTAAATGTAGGCCGATTGCCATGTTACAACTGCTTGGGTAGTTCCCGCCAAGGTGCCAGTTCCAGTTAAGTAGAACTGATTGTTCCCTGGTTGAGCAGAAAACCATGTGCCTGAGATAAGTGTATTACGCGCAGGGTTTCCATTCAGCGTAATCAGTTTATTATAAAGGTCCACATTCAAAACATCGCTGCTTGAATAAGTGCCTAAGAAGTTCAGCGCTGCGCCTTGCGTTGTGTTGCCGACCGTTGGGTTTGTGATCGGTCCGCTGATGGCGATGTTTGGATAAGTCGTTGCCCATCCCGCGTTGTTGATCGTGGTCGAGATGATCACCGAACCGCCACCGTAGGTCACATTGTAGGTGCGGTTATAAACGCGGCCTGTTGGTGGGGTGTAGGCCAAAGTCGCGGTCTGAATATTGCTGGCGTAGATATTTGGGTCGGGGCAAAAGAAAGAAACCTGAGCAACGATGTAGCCGTAGGTGTAGTTGGGGTCTACGGTGGCCCTCAAGCCGCGTACGCGGGCGTACACGACCTGTTCCGTGTCAGCGTTGGACATGAGGAAGTAAAGGGGCGTAGTGCCGCTCTGTTGGGGTAAAAGGACCCGCTGAATGGTGTTGAAATTGGCCTGGGCCGAAGCGCCTGGGGAAGCCAGGGTCAGGAACTGGATGGTGATCTCACGGCCTGATAGGAAGTCGCGACCCGAGAACATACCGTCCGCGTAGCCTCGGTTGTCATCTTGGCTGCGGATGTCAGGCAGCGCTTCCAGCCCATCCACGGACTGGATCTGATAAGGCGAACCTGCGCCGCCAAAGACCTGGCCATTGAAGGAGAATGAATAATTAGCAATTACGGCTGGCATTATCTGTCGTAAGCCCCTCTACTCATGATGGCTAGTTTATTAGCCACGCCCTGCGATGTTTGCAACCCCGCAGAAGCCAAAGGAGTCTGAGCGCTTGCCACCGTCACCGCTGTTCCATACTTGATCGCTGAAACCACGCTGCTTGCTGTTGATGACGGGTTAGTTAAATTCACTCCTGAAATGTTAGTGACAATATTTGTGGTTGGTCCGTAAGGAGTATTTCCAACTCCTCCATTTGCGTTAACCAAGTTAGTGTTTGTTAATGGAGTTATTTTTGGAACAGAGCCTACTGATGTGTAGGTAGCGTTAGCCGAAGCCAAAGCAGCCGTGGCTGCGGCAACAGCAGCAAGTTGGGCTTGTAATGCTTTTAACTTTGCAGCCGTTGTTGCAGAGATGTCATCAATTGCCTTTTGGTACGCAATCTGCGCATCTTGCAGAGCCTTTTGAAGCACGCGTTGCGCCTCAGCCAACCCTTCGTTTAGACGCTTTTGTGCTTCTTCGCGTGCCTTTGCAAGAGTGGCTTCTGCCTCGGCCAAAGCCTTGTCCAGGTTGGTCTTGGCAGTTGTAATTGCTTCCTGTAGTTGAGTTGCAGCCTCAAGCATTCGAGCATCGCGCTCGATCTTTGCCTCAGACATAGCAGCGGCGTACTCAGCGTTTGCCACAGCCAGGGACTCTTGTAATTCGCGGTCAACTTCGGCCAGCGAGTTCTTTAGATCAATTGCCACCTGGTCGTAAGCCTGGCGCAACTCAGCAGTTGCAAGGTTGGCTCCGTTGTTCATGGACTTAGCCAAAGCGTCTAGACCTGTGTCCTGAATGCTTTCTAAATCCATGAAGGTATTCTGAATTTCAGCCTGTTGTTCAGGTGATGCTTTTTTAAGTTCATCGACCATTTGCAGACCAACTTCAGGGCCAGCCTTCACAACCTGCTCAATGAAAGTTTGTGCGTAGCCTTGGCCAGCAAGGTATGCCGCAGCCTCTTGTAACTTCTTGGCATCGGACAACTGCTTTTTCATCTGAGATAACAAGCCGCCTGATGTTTTGCCTTTGAAAGCCTCGGTCAAACTGAAGCCTGCGCCTGAAGCAAAGGCGCTGCGCAAGCGATCCACGGACTGCTGGATGATTGAGACTTCCTTTTCAGCCGCAGATTTGCGTAGATCCACAGCCTTTTGCGCAGCCGCAGAACGAAGGTCGGTCAGTTTCTTTTGATGGGCAGCCTCGATGTCGGCAGTTTTCTTTGCGTAATCTTTAGCGATCTCAACCATTTCTTTGGTGTGAGTCTTTTGCGCATCAACAATAGCCTCAGCGTATGAGGCCTGAGCCTCGGCACGCTTTTCAGCAGCAGCCTGTTCCGCATCAGCAAGAGCCTCTGCGTAATCTTTCTGTAGATCAGCGACCTTCTCCTGGTAATCCTGGTGCGCTTTAATCTGCGCTTCCATGTATGCCATCTGCGCTTCGGCAACTTTTTCGGCGCGTTCCTTTGCCTCATCAGCGGCTTCTTTTGCGGCAGCGGCAGCGGCTGGATCAACTTGTCCAGGTTTTGTTTTACCGCCCTTAGTTGCTTTTTCAGCCTTCTTGCCATTCTTATCAGCCGCAGCACCAACCTTGTCTAGATTAGCCGCTAGTTCTTTTGCTTTCTTTGAGGCCGCGTCAGCAAATCCGCTTATTCCGTCCAGCCCTTTGTTCATGATCTCTAAACCAGCCTTGGCGTATTTACCAACTCCTGGGAGTTTAGAAAGAACGGTAAGCAAGGCACGCAAAGGCCCTGTTACTACTTTCATAATTACTTCATAAACTTGACCGACCATAGGAACAATTGATGCGAAAGCGTTCAAGGCAACTTTGCCAACTGCAATCACGGCTTTTCTAAAGCCATCGCTTGTTTTCCATAATTTAACCAAAGCAGCAACCGCTAAACCAATACCCACGGCAACGGCCACAAATGGGTTGATTGCCATGATGCCGTTCAAGATTGCTTGCTGGATTGCAGCCCGTTTTACCACCAATGTGTAAACACCGTAAGCAGCAGAAAGAACACCAACAGTTATTGCAAAAGCCTTAACTTCGGTTTGGTTGTTTTTAAAGAAGTCGCCGATCTTAGTTAAAACAGGAATGGCTAAATTTAAAACGGCAAGCAGTCCTCGGAAGGCTGGCATAAGCGCATCACCAAGAGCGACCTTTGCATCCTCCATCTTGGCTTGCAAGGTTTTCATTGTGTTTGCAGTTCCATCGGCGGTGCGTGCGTAGTCGCCTTGCGCTAAAGCGGTGTCGCGCATAATCAAGGCATAAGAAGCCTGGGCTTTAATTGCCGCTGGCAGCGTTCCCTTTGTTGTGGTGATCAAGCCCATGCGCAGGGCTTCCTCTTTTAATCGAACTTCAGAAAGTGCAACACCGAAGCGCTTCAAAGGTTCGGTTTCGCCCGACAGACCTGAACGCAAAGCGGTGATTGCCTGATCGATTGAGGTGTTGTTGAAAGAAGCCATGTCCGCAGCCAACTGCACAAGGCTTGTTGACATCTTTTGCGCTTCGCCCTGGCCCAAGCCAAACGCCTGGAACAAGTTACCGTAAGTACCAGCGGCTTCAAGAGCGGCCTGGTTTGAAATACCTAAATTCTGCGCAGCGTTCTTTCCAAACTTCTCAACCTCTGCCGCACCCTCGCCAAAGACAACGCGTACCTTTGATAAAGACTCCGCCATATTGGAAGCGGCCATAACCGACTCTTTGGCAAACTGTGCAACTTGAGCGGTGGCAAATGTCGCACCCATCGCAGCGCCGACCTTTTTCAGGTTGCCCACAAAGTTGCTCATGCCTGTGCCAGCCTTTTTTACATTGCTGTCGACACCTTTGATTGCGGCTTCTGCATCAGCCAGGCCCTTTTTTAACTGCGAAACATCTGCTTGGAGTTGAATAAGAATTGGCGGAATTGTCGATGCCATCTATTAACTCCTTAGATACATTGCAAAAGCGCCAGTAAAAGTCCTATTAAGAGCGCCTGATTGTTTCAGGCTTTCCACAGCAGGAACCATGTACGGGTATTTTACTCCTGATTTCCATTCAGGAAGTCCCATTTCAACGGCGCGTGCGTACACCATAGAAGCACCAACCTCAGCGACATAAGTGTTGCCGAAGCCGATCTTTGTCTGCGAGTAAATAGATCGCCGCAAGTTACCAGTCATAACATTCGGACCAGGACCTGTTCCAGCAATGTGTCCCTGGCCTCGTGGGTGCGTTCCCGTGTTGGCATTCTTTTTGGCTTGGCGTTCTACAGAGGCGGCAGCCATTCCGACTGCATAGCGAGCAGCATCGCTGACTTTCTTTTCAGTCAGGTCAAGGCCAGCCAGGACTTCAGCAAGGTTCTTAATTTCCATTACTTTTTACCTCGCTTTGCATCTTTGTAACTGTTGCCGCTATTGCCAACAACCAATCAGCAGTTCCCGCAGGGAGGTTATCAACCTGGTCGGGTGTCCAACCGAAGCGATCCGCAAATTGGTAATAGTTCCACTCCTCATCGGGGTAGACCAAATCCTCTCGGCGTTCACCACCCTCAAGTATCCACTTTAGGCGTTCGAGTTGTCGGTAGGCGCTTTTGGGTCTTCTTCGTTCTCAATCGTGTCGCCTAGCGATGGGAACAAGAACTTCTGTGCATCCTTGGTTGCGTCAACCAAAGCATCGTAATCTTTCATTTCCAACTCGTCTAAGTTGTCGATCTTAAGCGAAGGGATAAGTAAGTCCAAAGACCAATCCTCAATCAGCATGGCGATAAGCGCATCACCTAAAGCCAGCGCTCTAGTTAAATCTCCGCCTTCAACATCTGCTGTTTTCAACACGCGCTTGCGGTCCTTGACCCGAAGTGATGCAGGGTCTTTAAGAGTGACTGTTGCGCCTGACGGTAGTGTAATTTTCTTAGACATTTTGCCTCCAGTTAGTTGCCTTCCGCACATCATAACTTATAAGGGAGCAGGTGGGCGGGATGGAGGGAAGGCGTTCTCCATCAACCTGACCCCACCTGCTCTTGAGATTATGCGTAGGTGCCTGAAGGCTTTGCGTTCTTTAGGACCCACTTGATTGGTGCAAATCCACCTGTTGAACCAGCGTCAGTTGTATTTCCCTGGCCGTTTAGGTCGACTGATACCTGGACATAGTCCTCTCCGCGCTCGATCACGGCCGCTGTGTAAGCGCCCTTTGTGATTGTTGCCTGGAGTTGAACTTCCGCAGCACCTGAGCCGTAGTTCCAGTTAAGAACAATTGCTGGCTGTGTGTTGTTTAGAAAGTTTAGAAGTTCATCATCGTTTTCCATGATGAATGTGATCTTACCTGTGACCTCTAGAGGCCCCAAGAAAATGTTGAATGGGTTCTGAGTGTTGCTGATGCCATAAACAGGGCTGACAGAACGAGTCATGTCAATGTTGCCTGTCATTGCATTAGAAACAGCCGATCCACCGATGGATACAGTTCCACGCCATACCTGTGTTGGCAACAATGTACTGAAGGTTGGAGTTGGATCTGATACCTGTGATGACTGCCAGCCTGTTGTCTTGGTGTCGTACTCAAGCATTCCGTCAGCGTTGAACTTCAAAGAGAAGTCTGAGAACTGGCAACCTGGGTAGGAGCGAACATCTGCTGCGTAGAAGTCAGTCAATGTGTAGGAGATTGGCTGATCGTCCGCGCCTGATGTGAGGCTGTTCTTAAGAGAAATGGTGTGAGTGTAAGGCGCTGATGCACCAGTTGTTGCAACTGATCCAAGAAGTCCTGCAATCGCGTATCCAACTGTGTCGGCAAATACTGCGCCGCCAAAATCAAATGTTGAACGAGTGCGGCCTTGTAGGTAGTTGTAGTTCACAACATTGGAGCCACGAAGCCCTGTGTCATAAAGCGCGTCTACTACATCGACAGGCTTAATGCTGTCTTTTGCTACTGGGATAAAATCTGTAGGTGCGACAATAGTACCTTTGGTCACTTCTTTAGCGATACCAAGGTACGACCTAACGGATTGCTGTACGGACATTATTCACTCTCCTTAGAGTCGGTGTCTGACGCGGCAGACTTGGTTGGGGCTGGTGTTGGCGTTGCTGCTGGCTTTGAAAACCCTGGTGCTGCGCAATCAGGATGTGCAAAACCTTCGGGTGCGTCAAACTCGTCACCTGGTTTCAGAGTGATCCCCAGCGAAGGGAACACACGCTCATCTGTTCCATTGTATTTCAGTTTCATGTTGCTCCTTATGCTTGGATCATTTCTGTAACAAGGAATTCTATCTCAGCAAAGACTTCTGAAGCGCCCTCGTTGGTAGTCGAGACCTCTCCGTAGCGAGCGTTGATAACTGGTTCTGCTCCTTGCCATACAAGATTACCTGTCGGGTCCCCAAAAGTGTGGTTCGACCGTAATCGCGTTTTGATGTCGTCGATTAACTCATCAAAATCATTCATTACATCCTCGGCGTTACGATGCATCGAGTGTGTGTATACCTGCAAGACGACCGTGTAATCCACACGCTTCCAGCCGTTGGTTGCGCCGCCGATCGCCAGGCGGTTTTCTGTTTCAGCCGCAATGAAAACAATCACGGCCGAGCGAGTTAACTGACCAGGCTGTGAATTCACCTGGTAGTTGATGCGCTTGGGAAAGGAAGTAAAAACCTGGTTGAGGTTGGCGATTGGTGGGTTGGAAATAAACGCCGCCAGCGTATTTCGTACCCCTACGCGGCCCGCCATTACCTGATCCTGCGGTACTTATCGACCATGTCCAAAGCCAACCTGATCTCTCCGCCATAACGAGTTGCTCCAGGCAGACTCTGTTGCGGTTGGGTTGTGATGTTCATGGTTAAAGAGTTGTCGCCACGAACCTTGATAAAGGCTGTGGTGATAAGAATGCACGCTTGCTTGATTGCGTTCGGCATATTGCTGATGATTGAACCCGCCGCGTGGTTGTAAGTCAGAGGCGAAGCCAAGGATACCGTTGTGTTGCCATAGGTATAAGAACTGCTGACATAAACTGTCTCGCTATTGGCCCCATCGATGATGCGCAGCATTTGACCAGCCACGATGCCAGTTGCTCGCTCAACTACAAGGCTAGAGGCCCCCGCTGTGGCGCTGACGATTGGATTGTTTACGAAGCCCGCGACATAGGTGTACTTAGTAAAGATCTGCTGGGTTGGTGAGCCGCCGCCAAAAGCCAAAGGTCCCTGGCTTGACCAGTTTAACGCCATCGAAGAGATCGGAATGATGAGTTGTTGGTTCTCGAACCAGGCTGTTGAGCAGTCGGTTAGAGCGGTGATCAAGCCAGGGGTTGGGCCGTAGTAAAACGACTCCAAGGCTATGACTGGGCTTTGGTTTGGGTGCAAAGCGATGTAACCCTGCGGCGTAAAACGAGTGCGCTGGGTTTCTGTTTGGCGATTAGCCACCAGGTTTTGGTTGAGGTACTCATCCATAAAGGATGAGGCGCGAAGGATGACCCGCTCCAACTCCGCGTCTTGGGCGTTGGCGTTTCCACCGACTACAAGGTTGTCATAATCGATTGAGGTAGGTGCGTTCTTATACTCCGCAACCGATAAATATGGCCGCTCGGAGAAGGTGTCGAGTGTTACGCCAGTTGCCATTTATTCTCCGTCTCGAGGTAGGTCCTTGGCTTCAACACCGCAACGCCCGCACTTGCGAAACCAACCATCAAAGCCACATTCTACGCAGGTAAATCCTCTTTGGCGGTCGCCAGCGCTGTATGGGTTAAGTGCTGCCTCAAAGAAACCCTCTGCCTTCATCGCCTTCGCCGCTCTTGAACTTTCCACATTGTAAATGCCGCCTCGATCGGGAAAGTAACTCTTGCCGCCTATCACCGTTTCTTTAACACCACGGTCGGGTGCTACATATCTTGCCATTGTGATCCCTTCCTACTTGGAATAAAGAAGGGTGCGCCCGCTATCTGACGCACCCTCCTTCTTTATTCAATTGTTACGCGCTGACAATTCCTGAAACTGCGCCGTTCCATGCTGGAGCGGTGCAGAAGAATGTGCCACGGAAGTATGTTGAGAAGTCATATGTGAACTGTGTGACAGGCCATTGAATTCCCATGTAGTCCTGAACGAGGAAGTTCGCCCAAACATCTGACACCTCTGTATCAGGGATTGGAAGAGTCCATGAAAGAACAGGAGCAACGCCCTGGTTGAGCCATGGGTGAACCATGAGATCAACAGCCTTGCCTGTTACTTCGTTCTGTAGACCAGTAACGATTGAGCCGTAGGTTGTTCCACCTGCGCCTGGATCGTTGATTACCAAACGGTAGTTAGCAGTTGATCCGTTCTTGATCGCATCTGAGAGTTGCTTACGATCGTTACCGTTCAAGAGAACGATGTCTGGATCAGCCTTTACATTCTGGTATAGGTTCGCGAACACAGTCTGGAATTCTGCGCCTGGGTTAGAGGTGCTGAATGCTGCGTTGATTGCGTTGTTGTAACCTGTGTTTGGTCCGAGGACTGTTGGAAGGATACCGTCGTAGCCTGTTGCGTAAGCAGATGTGTCTGCTGTTGCACGAGATGCTGCTGCACCTGTTGTTGTGAAGGCTGCGTTGTTGCCTGTTAGTCCCTGTGTACCAGCACCCTGAATTGTGAATGTGCCAGTTCCCTTAAGTGTTCCCTGGTACTTCAAGTTTGCTGCGCCTGTTGCTGTTCCAACATAGATGTTGTAACCAAGTGCGCCTGTTACAGGTGTTGCTACGGTGATTGTTAGAACATCGCCTGATGCAACTGCTGTGTTTGCTTCTGTTCCGAGGATTGACTCGCCGAAGCCGTTCTGTGAGATACCTGCGTCAGCAGTTACATTCACATAGTAAGTAGTTGCTGCTAGTGCAGTCTGTCCTGAAGCCGCTACTGGAGAAGCAAGTGTGAATGTAGGTGCTGAAAGTGCGCCTGAGTATCCGCTTGCTGTTCCGCGTGCCATAAGCATCATGCGCTCTTCCATCAACATTGTTGCGTAGAGAGTTGATGTTGATGACAACTGACGAAGGTCCTGGTATCCGAGGCCTGAGAAGTTGGCATCGAATGAAACCTGGTCAGATAGTGAGTATGAGTTGTATGGCAAGACTAGATCATCTGCTGTGTAAGAGATCTGTGGTCCACGCTCTAGGTATAAAGCGTTCGCTGCGCCTGGCGCGAAGTTGTTCTGAGTTGTCTCAGTAATACCTGGCCAAATGTTGCCTTGTCCGCCAGTACCTGTACCTGTGTAACCAGTGATGCGCTTGACACGGTGTGATGTGCCTACGCCCTTCTTGCGAGGGATACGGTTACGGAGAGGTGTTGGGCGTGGTGTAAGCAACTTAGCAGGTGCTTCGAGGTCGAATGCCGCGAAAGATGTGCTAAGTGGGCTTGTTGTTGTGATTTCTTTTTGAATGTCCTGCATCGCTAGACGCTGTGCTGCAAGTGCATTCTGTAGTCCTGCTGCTGCATCAGCAGTCAAAGACTTTGATGCTGCGAGGGCTTCCATTGCTGCCATTGGATCTTGTGTAGGTGCTTGTCCTGGAACATGAGAAGCGTTAGATAGAGACTTGCCGAGTAAATCGGTGTACTCCTCCATCTTTTGCGCTGCTTCAACAGGTGACGCACCGTCAAAGAGATCGGCAGCCTTTGGCATTTCTGTTGCCATTGGGCTTATTCCTTTCGGTAGGTTTACTTGTCTTCGGCTTCAGCAGCAGTTGCGAATTTCTCCGCTAGTGCTTTGAAGCCTTTTGCAAGTAATGGGTCGGTTGTTGCATTTGCTTTCGCTTTGTAAATGGCAGCCTTGGTCAGCATGTCGCTCGTTGTTTTCACATTGATCGGCTTCGCTGTACGGCTTGGGCCACCAGCCACGGCGAGAGACTTGGCAAGTTCCAACTCTTTCTCTAGATCTACCGCTTTGGAAAGTGCCGCCTCTTTTGCAGCAACTAATTCCGCGATCTCTGATTTAAGAGATTGTGTTGCACTCTTGACCACCTGCTCTACGATGGCTTCTACTTCTGTCGGATCTACATCCGCAGAAATTTCTTTTACTTCCTCTGTTGGAAGTTCCTGGTCTACTGCTTCAGGCTCTTCGCCTTCTGCTGACTTAGGTGTTTCTCCTGGCGCATACATCTCAGCGGTTGTTACATGAGATGGCTTTGCGACATTAGCAAAATCGTTAGTTGTTGATGCGCCGTGGTTTGTTCCTGGCTGGTTGCATCCGCACTCTAAGCACTTAGAGATTTCAGCAGACTTCTCTGCTTCGACTCCCTCTTCGTCCTCATCGTCATCAGCAGCCTTAAAGCCACCATCGCACTTGCACATCTTGTAGGACTTGTTGCACTCTTTGCACAACTTGTCTTTCTTGTCTGTCTCTTCTGCATCAGCAGCGCGTTCAATAATTGTCTCTTCTTCCACGACTTCTCCCTCTGCTTCTTCTCCTTCATACCATGCATGGAGATGCATAACGGCTTCGAGAAGGTGTCCGATTGATTGTATTTCATTGTGACCTTCGCGCATTTCGCCCGCTTCGATCTGAATGAGATTAGCAAGGGCTTCGCGTGCGGCTTCGTACTGTGTCTTATCAAACTTGAGAAGGTCCCCGATGGCTTCTACAGGAAGTTCGACTGTATCTTTCATTGAGGTCTCCTCTGACTTGGTAAGCGATAGTAAGTGTAGGGCAGATTGTAATGCTTTGCGGAGTTCCGCATCGGTAGATTTGCCAGCGCCAATACTGTCTGCGTAAGCATTCAGGCTTTGGCTGCGAGTTCTAAATGAGGAACCAATTCGAGTTAAGGTTGGAGTTGGGCCAACATCAAGGATGCGTGAAACTTCATCAAAACTGTCAGCAGCCCTGCGAACATTAGATGCGTGTTCCTCGTCAGTTTTTGCAGACTGAGCACGAGCCATGTATTTCTTGCCATCTGTAATGTGTCCTTGAGCATCGCTGACCTGCTGTTGAACATCAAGTTTGGTACCGCTATCAACAGCGCTGCTGCTGGTCATCGCCTTTTGATGTTCGTACATTTTATCGGTGTCTTCATCCACCTTCTTTTGCTCATCCTTGAGTTTCTTATCGTTGCGCTTTGACTTGCTTCCACGACCCGCAGAACTATCCGCAGCGCTTCCTCCGCCAGCAGAACTGCCGCCTCCGCCACCGCCCGCAGCGCCAGCCGCAGGTGCGCCAGCAGCGCCAGCCCCACCACGACCACGGCCGTGTGAGGATTGATCATGGCCTGGGTGCTTTACGATCTCTTCGGTTAACTCTTCAACCTGAACAAGGCTTGACTCACCGTCCACGCTCTTTGCCAAAACCAACTGGCAGTTAGGGTTTGCAGGACGGTCGACAAGTGAAACTTCAACAATCTGTCCATCAATAATGCGGCCGTTTGCAGCCTTTGTATCACGCACAACGCGTGGTGATTTAATTCCGATTGAGAAGCCACGAAGGACTCCTGCATCAACCTTCTTAACTGAAACTGGGTCGACAACATGAGCCATGATGTAGTGGCCGTCTGCCTTTGCTTCGTATTCTTTAGCAACTCCCGCAGCGATGCTTGAGTGCTGCTCACGGATGTTTCCACCTGACTTAAACCAGGCTGGCATTGCGCGATCTAGCCACGCAGCGTCACAAATCTGCTGGTCAATGTCAACTGAGTCATCGGTTGCCTTGCCATAAACCATCAAGGTTCCATCAGGTTGACGGTCCGCTTTCTCAATACTGAAATAGGAAGTGGTTAAATCGTTCATTAATGATTTCTCCTTGTTTTCGTAGTAATACTTTAGCAGGGTTATCGTGTAGGAACGCCTACAAGCGTTGCGCCCATTGGTATTTCATCGCCAAAATCAGGAATGACAGGAAGCAAAGCGCAGCGACAGTTTGGGTGCGCTGGCGGTTGAGTGTTGCCCGAATTAAAAGTGCCGCCAATTGGCACGACCTGGTTTGCATTTTGCGCACACTTCGGACAAGGGTCAGAGACTTCCCACTCCATTTCGGGGATTTGCATCTCCTTGTAACGGTTGATTGTTGCAGCCGACATTGCGCGGTTCTGTTCTGTCACGGCAATCATTAAAGCCCGAGACGAGGAAGCCACATTGCGCTTGATTAGTTTGGCCGCTTGGTTAGCCGACAAGCCTTGCTCCAAAGCGTCAGCGATCGAGTTGCCGATGTCGTTAACGGTTGTGTTGGTTAGTTCCTTCAGCGTGATGCCAAAGGATGCCAGGAAGCGTTGGAAGGCTTTCGATGGGCGAAGCAAAAGGGCTGCTGCCTCATCGCCTGGGTTCCACAGGGACCAGTCAATCAAATCATCGTCAGCGGCTTTCTTAGCCTCGCGTGCCTTGGCAATTGCCTCGTCTGCTGCGGCTTCACCCGTTACCCATCCCTCGGCGTAGACGCGTTCAAGGACTCCGATAACGGCGGTCATATTCACCCGCACATTGAGCATCACCCAGGCCCTGGCGCGAGCGCGGTCTTGAGCGCGGTTGTCAGAGATGTTGGGTTGAGACTCTTGGTACCACTCGAATATGCGTTTGAACTCAGCCGTTTGTGCCAGCGCTGCCCTGATCTTGACGGCACTCTTTGCAGCCATACGCCCATCGGCTTTCAGAGGCCCCCAGTTCATGAAAGGTAAGCCTTAGCGAGCGCCCTGGCGCTGTCTAGATCTCCTTCGTAAGCGCAACGGTTAAGTGCATCGGCCACGATTGGATCGAGGGCTTTGAATTCAAAGAGGCGAGCGCGTTTTCCCTTGTTGGCCCACTTCATGAAAGCCTTAACCTCGGCTCGAGTCTCTTGATCAATCTCTTCCTCTTCCAAAACGCCTGGTTCTTCTTGCGGCTTGTCACCGATCTGAGTAACTGGAGCAATTGGAGTCGCATCAGGACCTTCAAGTGCTGGAGCATTTGCTGCTGTTGCGGCATCAATAATTCCGTCAGGGCTGAAAAGGAATGTGCTGCCACCTGCCATAAGGATTGGCATATCGGCTTGAGGTGTATCAAGCAAAGGTAGGCCCAACTCAGAGCGGCGCTCGTTGATTGTCTTGCCACCGCTTGTAACTTCGATTTGGCTCTTGCGAGCGTTGGCTTCGTTGTCCAGGCGCTTTGAAGTCATCAACTTGAACTCCAACTCTCGTGGCATACCAAGGTATGTATACGAGATGTTTGTCAGCATCTTGCTGATCCAGTTAACCAAAGGCTGCGTTCCGATAGCCTCCGCGCTTTCAGCCCGCCCTTCCTCGAAACCAGCGCCTCCCAAGCCGCCCTTCGGTGCGAAACCGATTTCGGCTGGTTGAACGCCATAGTGACCACAAATAGATGTAATCAAATAATCATCAAGGGTGTCTTTAAACTTCTCACCGTACGCTTCAAACTGAACAGGGGTCATTCCCGCTGGCAAAAGGCGTAGGCGCTTGCGCTGTTGGGTCTGTCCTGCAAGGTCATCGTTGAAAATGTTCTCGTAGGCCCGAAGCAAATCAGGGTTAGTTCCCCAACTGTCGTCAGTTGTAAACATCAACTCAGGCAACACGCCGTCTGTGTATTCGGCTCTGATCCATTGCTGACGGCGAAGGTAAATGTCGGCTAGAGGCAGCGCTCGCTCTGTTGGGCTGAAGCCATAGGCAGACATTGAGCGGCGATTGCGAACGAGGTACTGCAAATCATCGCTTGTGAACTCGCCATCGGCCTTTGGATCATCGTCATTTGCGGTGAATTCAGCGCGTGGGAAGCCGTACAAGATCTGCTGGAAGGCTGCGTTAGGCGGCATCGGGCGCATACCGCGATCATCAAGGAGTGGCTTGATCGTTGTGCCATCCAAGATTTGTAGGCCGTACAAATCGCCACCTACGGTCTTTTGTGGCCAAATGGCCCAGGCATCGATGACCAAAATCTCCTCAAGGGCGATCATTAGCCAATCTGCAAAAGTTAAACCGTTAGCGCGGTCAGGGTTCTCCCAAAAGGTGCGCATACGGTTGATTTCATCGGTGTACTTCTCGCGAGCCTTTGCCATAGCGCGAACATGGTCCCCGCCTGATGTGGCTGCAATCTTTTCAGAGGCATCTGTGCCAAGCACGATGTCCCAATCCAAACCTGTGACTTTGTTTTTGATTACTTCGATGCAACGGCGCAAGATGTCAATCTGATCTGCCGAAGCACGCAGGGTCTTAAACGGAACCAGGCGTGTTTCGGTGATGTTGATGTTCTGCGCGACTTGGAATTCGTAGCGGCGTGGGTCAGGACGGCCATCCTCTCGGACAGGGTTGATCGCACCTGGTGTGATCGGTGTGCCTGGACCAAATGGAACGCCAGCAAGCCAAGGGTTGCGTGGAAGCGGCGTTGAGTTTCCATAGTTCTGCGCCAGTTGATTGAGAGCATTCAGACGCATCTGAGTCTCAGTCAGCGTTGTGGTACCCGCTGGAAGGTTTGGTGCCTTCTCCGCTTCACCTTGCAGTAGTGCCTTTGCGATACGGTCTCTTAGACCCATGTGTATCTCCTTAACTGCCTAGCCGTGGACTACAACTCGGTATTGGTTCGAGGTTGGAGCAACGGAGAACAACAGCGTGATTGCTGTCGTGCTGGTGTGTTGAACATCGCAGATGACTTCAGCGTAAGGGCTGCTGTTGTCATAAACGCTAACGATTACATCCTTGGTTCCAAGGTTGTGGGTAATAGTGTAAGAGGTTGCTGTGCCATCGCCAACATTGGCTGCGTACTTTGTGACAACAACTGAGGTGTCGATGTTGATGCCGCCGCTTGTGACGGTGATACCTGTGCCAGCATCGGCGCTGATCACATTGGAAGTGATGTCGATACCGTTGCCCGCAGTAAATACGCCAGGGCCAGCCAACTGCACCCAGGTCTGACCTGCAAAAGAAGTCAGGTAGTGATTGCTTTGGGTCCAGGAAGTTCCAGCCTTTGTGGTTCCTTCCAAGATGTAGATCGTTGCGCCTTCAAGTTCTGTGTAAGGCGTTCCGTCTGCTGCGCGGGTGAGGGTGTAAGAGGTTCCGTTGTCGGTGTAGACATAGATACCGTCCTCGGTGTCATCAGTCTGCCCTGTAAGCACGATGCGGTAGCCGCTGTCTGCGGAAGTAAGCGCACCGTAGGTGTCGATGTTGAGAGTGTTGGTTGAACCTGTCAACGCTACATTTGTAGTTGAGAAAAGGTTCGCTGCGGCTTTCCAAGTTAAACCTTCAATTGCTGCATCGACATAACCCTTGTTGGCTGCATCGGTTGATGAGGTCGGTGTTGCCACATTCGTGATCTTGTAACCGCCCAAAGAAATGTCGGCGGTTGCTGCTGCAAGAGCAGAAAGGTTGATTGCGCTGTGCGCTGCGTTGTCGTGGACTGGTGTGCCGTGGGTGTGATCGGCTCGAGCCAAATCAGCACTTGATCCGTTGCTGCTTCCAGCGCCAAAAGAAGTCTGTGCAGACACATTGCCAAAGTCAGGCATCTCGTGGACATGGTCCTCACGCGCTGGTGCTGATCCAGTTCCAACTGCGCCTGTGTTTCCAACTGCCAACGCCTGTGGAGTTGTGTTCGTCAGCGGTGGAGTTCCGTGAGTGTGGTCTGCGCGTGCAAAGTTTGTAGAGGAACCGTTACCGCTTGATGCTCCGTAAGATGTTTGAGCAGTTACGGTTCCAAAGTTGTCGATTTGGGTCCAGGTTGAACCGTCATCAAAATAAAGTAGGTAGTTATCTGTTGCGTAGTACAAACGACCCGCTTCACCAGCAGCAGGACGGCCTGAAAGTGTTCCATAAGTAACTTGCGCGTTGGCTTGTGTGCTTTCCCAACCTGTGCCGTTGTAGAAATACAACTCGTTATCAACGGTGTCGAAATAAATCTGACCAGCAAGCGGTGTTGAAGGTGCTGTGCCTAAGTTTTGAACAACTGCGTTCTGCAATTCGTTCTTGTTGAGATCAATACCAACCAGGAACTTACGGGACATATTACATACCACCTAACATAAACGAAGGAACGAAACTGCTTGCTTCAATCGTTACAGATCCGCCTAATGAAACCGCAGTTCCATTTATCGTAATGCTTGAATTGGTCAAACTTGAGTTACCGATGTTGCTGAAAGTATTTGCTGAGCCTGACATTGTTTTATTGCTGAGTGTTTGCGCAGTTGTTTTATCAACTGTGGTCGCGGTGTCAATTGAAACAGTAACTGTTCCACTTGTTCCGCCACCTGAAAGACCTGTTCCCGCTGTTACGCCTGTGATGTCACCTGCGCCAACATAAGGTAAGGAGTTCCACGCTGTTACGCCGTTGCCACCCTTTAATAAACCTGTGTCTGTTTCAAATCCCAACTCACCTGACGCAAGGACAGGGTTTGCTGATGTCCACTCCGCAGCAGTTCCGCGTCTTACTTGGATTTGCGTTACTACGCTCATGGGGTTCCTCCAATAAATGTCTGCGTTGCCGATGTGGTTGGACTTCCACCATTGTAAGGCGCAATGCTATCAAATACGCCCGCATCGATTTCTGTAATCGTAGCGCTAACTGCAACCCAGGCCGATCCGTTGTAAACCTTTAGGCCTTCGGTGGTGTTGAAATACAAATCACCTGTGCGAAGCGTTGGTGTTGTGATGTCCGTGGCGCTCGCGGGGACATTCGTTGGGGTTAAGGCTAAACGGCTCACTTTGCCTCCTTAAATAATGTAGGCAGTACCAGTAAAGGCGCTGCTGAAAGTGATGATCATTTGGTTCAGGCTTGGATAACTGAAAGTTCCCTCGCATTGGGTTCCAGCGCTGTCGAGAACGACCGCTGTTGGATTGCCGCCCAGGTTGTGATTGATGGTCCACACCGAAGCAGCGATGGCTTGCACATGGGTGTAAAAAACAGAAGCCGCTGCACCCGATGGACCCTGTGGGCCTGGGGTTGAGACGGTGATTGTTGGGGTTTCATTAATGACATTGATGACGGGGATGATCGGTTCGACAACGATTACTTCATCACTCATCGAGTCACCTCTGCGCTGACCACCGCTTGGCCCTGGATAAGGCGTGTGACCACACCAGTAAAGTCATCGGTGATTTCTAAATCGTAGTAATAAGTTCCTTCATCAATTGCACGCGTTTGATCAGCAGTTGCGTGAATAGCAACCAGGCCTGTTTGCGCTGTGATTGTGATGCCGCCACCAGCAGCCGAGGTTAAAGATAAAACCGCTGTTGGAGATGTTGGCAAAGAGCGAACCTGCAACGCGCCTGAGTATCCTGCAAGATTTACTGGAGTACCGTCAGGGTTGTCGTAGTTAACATTTAAGAACCAGTCTGCGCCTTGATCTATAACAACATTATAAGCGACAGCCATTTAGACTCCCTTGACTTCTTGAGTGGGTGTAATCATAGCGCTTCCACACTTTGAACAATGCGACATTGACTTCGGCATTGGTAATCCGCAACCAGGGCAGAAGTTTGCAAGTGCGCCAAAGTATGACGCAACTCCGCTCTTGCCAAGTAAATCAGAAAAGGCCTGAACCAAAGCGTCAATGCGATCAGGAGACTTTGGATCTTGCGGTGTCCATATTGTCATCTGATCCTCAAGTTGTGGGAACTCTCCGATGTGGTGAATGCGCCCTTGTTCGTACATCGCAGCAACTGGTTCGGCTCTTAACCGTTTACCCACATGCGCTCGCACTTCTCGGATCGGCAAACCGTGACGGACCTGCTTTAAAACTGCGCTGACCATGTCGCCGCCTTGGTTAACTTCAACCAAAATGCTGTCGGCTCTCCACTCATCAAAGACTGCCACCGCTTTGCTGGCCCAATCCAAAGGCGAGCCTCGGAATGAGTAATCGCCCAAAACATAACCGTGGCCTGACGCATCAGAACCGCAAACGATAATTCCAGTCTCATCGCTTTCATCGGTGTTGGTGACGGCAGGGTCGATGGAAACGGTGATGCGGGCCAAGGGTGGGGCCTTGAGCAACCGCGAGCGCTCAATCAGGCCCTTGGTCCAAAGCGCACCCTCAACATCCTCGAGGATTTCGCCGTACAACTCTTGGCGACCCAGGCGTGTGCCGTTGTAGCGAGCCTGGAGTTCCAACAGGGCAGCAGGGGCAAGGTTGGCTGCGTTATCAAAGGTTGAACCGCGTGTTACCACCACAGAGCCGTCTGTGCGGCCCGCTAAGGCCCGAATGAGGGGCGTTGGCTTGGGAGTGGTTGTAACTATTACCCTCGGGTGTTCTCCCAGGCGTAGGCCAAACTGCAACTGGTCCCAGGAGTCTGAGTAGCGGTAGGAAGCCAACTCATCGCACCAGGCCCCGTGATGCTGCGGGCCACGGAAGCGCTCAGGTTCGTCAGCCGAGAAAAGTTTAATTCGGGAACCGTTGTTGAGGATGATCTCGCCGTTGTTGCGGTTCCAAGTTTTAAGCATTCGGTATCTACGCAGCACCCCAAGAATTCCCGACTGGCCCTCTGCGCAAGTATCTCTAGCGTCACCGAAGGTCGGGGCTACTATCGCCCAGCGTGTCATCGGTTGGCGTATCGCTTCCCACGCCAGCCACTCCGCTGCTGTCCTCGTCTTGCCCGCTCCGCGCCCCGCCATGTAAAGCCAAGTCTTCCAATTCCCCGATGGGGGCAACTGTTCCGCTCTCGCTTGTTCCACTTTCCACTTCCAGCGGCTCGCTGCTATCCACTCCTCGGATGAGATTGACGATGCGTTCGATGTCTCCATCAATGTCTCGAGTTCCGTCATAATTCACCACCTCTGCTTGGATGCGTTGTGGGGCATCTATGCCCACCAATCTTGCCCTTCTTTCCATCAAACGGACAATCGTGTTGATCGCCTTATCGTCACCTTTCATCGCCCTGGGCCACAGCGCTACCTGCATACGGTCCAAGCGATCCAACTCTTGCCAGCGAAACTCTTCAGGAGCCTGTGGGATGTTGCGCGACATAATCCGTTCCAACGCACGCTGCGCACCTGACGGTGTTGCGTAACCGACCTCTTCGGCTATGCGCTGAAAGGTAAAGCCCGCTCTGCGCAGGTCCAGGACCTTGGCTTCTTTGGCTTCCCGTTCTGCCGCTTTATCCTCGGGTGTAATGTTTTGCTCAGGTTCCTGCATCTTTTGCTCAGTTTCCAGGCAACAGTTCGGCGCTCTTACCTGTGAACTTCTCCCATCGGGCAATAATTACATCGCAATACTGCGGATCAAGTTCCACCATA